CTAAAAAATGACCGATGCAGTCCAGTGGCACAAATACCGATGCCCCACCACTGCGGCGGCGTTGTTTGTTATCACGGCTCCGCGCTCGCTTAGGTCATAACCCAGGCCGTTAATCACTGTGTTGGAATCCACGTCAAGCAGCCTCGACTCCGTCCCACTCAGTGGCTGCTGAAACAAAAACTGCGGCGGAACTACCATTGGAGGGCTGAATTTGATCGGAATCGATATCGCCCAATTGACCGCGGCCGTTACAGCGACTGCAGAAACAGCCCCTTGCCGAGTCACGGATCCACGCGGAGCGCCATAGGGATAGCTTGTCTGATAGCGTGTCGATGCCTTGTCGAACTGCTGAGATACGGTCAGCTCATCAAGCCGCTCGGGCGCCTCGCCGGGATACATACGTATCCACTCAAATTCGACGTAATCGTCGGCCGGAGCCTCACCAGAAAAGCCAATCGCCAGGGCCACTGATACCTGGATGGAATCCTCTGGCACATCCACTGTTATAAAAAATGGCGCGCTCCTGGGGCGAGTCACAAGAGGAAGCTCAATGCTCCCAACCGCAAGCACCTCATTGCCACTGGTATAAGCGCCGTCATCCCTCAGAATGGGTTGTTCAGGCTCCCGAGACATCTGGATGCGATAGACCACCCCGGAACCCGTGTATGCGGAGGATCGGCAGCCGTTGATCTCGAAGATGCACCGCCGCCCTTGCAGTGGCTTGGTCTCTTCACGCGACAAATTGATCACGACCACGTGATCGCTTTCGTCGGCTGTAGTAGCGTTGCGCTGGATGCGCATAGCATCCGCGACCCTGGTTCCTTCTACGTGATAGACAGTTGTATTTTGCGAAAACCCCATTCGTGCATGTGTCACACCGCAAGGGATTTGCATGCGCTGAACATTGTTGGTCCCCAGCGCATGCCCCATCGCCCAGACGTTGAAGTCCCCTGGCCAAAGGACATTAGTTGCTGCGTGCCGCAAAATTTTGTAGTCCAGCCCATCGAACCTAACGCTGCCAGGGCCCTGTGGGTTGCGCGCAAACAGCGCGTCAATATCGCCTCCATAGAGATAGGTACCGTCAGGGAAATATGGCGAATCCGTCTCTTGCAGCGCAGCATCAATGGCCGTAGTGCTATCAGTCTGCCCGGACGGGTCTGCCCCATAATCAACTACGCTGACCGATTCCCTCATCTTGTCTTGGAAGGTCCGGGCAACAGCGCCAGAGCCAGATTGCAGGAACCAGCCGAACCCACCGCTCACCCCGGCGATTGCTCGATCCACGTACTCGCTCACGAACGAGAACATGGAGCGGCGGTTCACCGCATCGGTATCGGTCTGGGGGTCGCCCAGGTTCGTGATGCGATTGCCGCGCGCGCGATAGGCGCCCTGGCCGTCGATGTCATCCCGGCCCAACAACAGCGCACGTAGTCGGCTGCCTGGCCCCCATCCGAGGATGGCGGCAAGTTGCTGACAAATCATGGTCAGCTTGTCCAGCGCCTTCTCGTGGGCACGCTCAGGGAATGGATCGTTTCGCTGGTAGGCGGTCTCCTGCGTGATCGGCACCAGCCGTTCACCACGCAGGGTCAGCCCCTGAGGGTGGGCAATCCGCGTGATCACCGCCCCGCCGCTTGCCTGGCCAGCGCCTGTGACGTCGTAGTCGGTCCCCATTTCCAGGTCGGTGCTCGAATCCGACGCCTCGTTATGGAGCCAGACGCGGAGATCGGGTGCAGCCAGAAAATAGAAGGGCACCGGAAAGGACGTTGTGGCGCCATCCGTGGCATAGCTGAATGAGGAAACTTCGGAGGAAACGGTCATGGCACGCAATCCGGGGGAGACTGCATGCCATGGTGCTCACGCGCGCGCGTAGAGTTCTGCGAATTACGGGCACTCTTCAAGCGCGCTATAGTTTGTCAACCGCACTCAGGAATTGGGAAATGAAGGTTCTCTCAGCAGCCATGCTGACGCTGGCTTTTGTCATACCGTCTTGGGCGGATCAAGCACTTCCGGCCCCGCTGCAAGACTGGCGCTCTGACTCAAAGCGCACTAGTTCAGGGTGGTGTTTCTACTCCAGCCAAAAATCGCCACACCTTTCATTGCAGATCAAGGAAACGCCGGCCATCGTTCCTGTGTTGGACGTTGTCGAAAAAATGAACAATGAGCGCAAGGCTGCCGAGGCGTACTTTCGTGGCCGTGGCGTTACGCTGAACCTGCCGCGCTTATCACATAAATCAGAGGGTTACTGGGTTCCAACATCCAGGAAATCGCTTGCTCTCGTGCTCTCCGACAACACACCCTTGTTCAAAGTGGTTGCCTTTGAGGATGGCTCGGATAATCCATACACGATCGTTTTGGCCTACTCACCTCCACTCGAGCCTGGTGCCCGCGCCATTCCGACACCAGTAGAAAAAGACCAAATGCATAAAACGGTTGTGGAAGTGCTCCAAAATCTGGAGCACTTGGATCATTGCGGAGCCTCATAGTCACGAACCAAAAGCTCGCTCAAAGTCCGGCCCACGCTGCGGCGCCAGCTCCCCCGGCTTCCAGTAATACTGCTGACCGAACTCCCGCCGGGCGCGCCGTTCCATCCGGCGCAGGTAGCCCGGCGAGGCAAGCTCTTGCAGTTGATTGAAGATCAGGCGATCCGTGGCCGCTTTGGTGTACCAAAGGTTGGCGAAGGGGGTTTTCCCCTTGAGCAGTTGCACGGCTGCAGCGCCCGAGGCGTCCCTGCCCTCCCCGGTGCGCTGGATGTTGCCCATGGTCGCCCGCATCAGCGTTTCCATGTCGCCCAGGATAGGCCCGCCGACAACCCCGGCCAGGCTGCTGCCGAATTGGGTGTAGTCGGCGAACAGGAAGTCTCCGTAGATTCCCAGGGCGCCGCCCTTCATAAACGACTGCCCCCAAAAGCGCGGGTCGCGCATATCTCGGGGGTCCCGCCCGCTGGCCACCTCATTGGCCTGTAGAGCGAGCGCTCCAAAAACCGTGGTCAGCCCTACCAGGGCTGCGACATAGCCAGCCTTCCCCGCCACCGAGGCCTGCCCAAATGCGCGCTGACCATGGCGCATCATCATGGAAATGGGGAAGCTCTTGAACTGCAGTGCAGACCTGTATAGCTCCGTCGGGAGACTCCCGCGACGCTGGCTGAAGCTTCCGTACATAGCCGACCGCTCCCGCGCGCCCGGTTCGACCACTGCCATGTTGACCTCGCCCTCAACCACCCCCATCAATCTGGTGGCTGCGCGTTCTCGAAGCGTGGTCGTAGAGATCCCCTGCTTGGCGGCCAGCGGTGCCAACTGGGCGTCCGTGAGCCGGTAGATGCTCTCCGCCGTCAGCACGGTGTCGCCCAGGCCCCGCCAGTCTTCTGGTTGTGCCAGCTTCCAGACGCTGAACTCGGCGTCGCTGATGCCATAGCTTTGAAGGGTGCGTGCCAACCGGGCATCGCCGTTCGCCGCGCCGCGCGCAGCGAGCGTTGCCAGATCGTCAGCGCTGCGCGTCAAGCTGCCCAGGCTATCCATCATGACTGTGCCGAAAGCCTGCTGCCCCGCGCGGGTGACAGCGTTCATCCCGGACAGTTTCATGACGCCAGCGGCAAAGCCCTGCGCATGCCTGGCAAATCGGCCCGTCACCCGACTGTCTTGGGAGAGCCCGTCAACGCCCCACCTATTGACAGAGCCCAGGAACTGCTGGATTCCCAGCCCTGCGCGCAACGCTTGCCGGCGGTCAGCCGCCTTGGCTGGGTTGAGAGTCCGCAGCTCGTTCATGAAGACACGAGTGACTGGCATGCCGTTGTAGATGGCAGTGAGCGCCTGAGTGCCAATGTCGGTAATCGATGTGATTACGGCCGACCCCAACTTGGAGGCCACATTGAGCGCACGATAAGTATCGAAACCCTCCGCCAGCGCTTGGCTGCCAGCGGAGCTCTTGGCCCCTGAAACCTCACTGTAGAGGGTTTCCAGCTTGGCCAGCTCTGCCTCAATCTTGCCCGAATCAGCAGGGCTCGCGGCGACCATCTCCTTTCGCGCGGAATCCGCCCAGTAGCGCATCATCGCATTCGGATTGGGGCCCATGGTTTCCACCAGGGCGATGTCACGCGCCATGCGGTCGACATAGCCGATGATTGTCTGGAACAAGGGCGTGTCTGAGTACCGCTGCTGGGCCTCGATATAGGTCTCGGCATCCCGGTAGTGGATCTGCCGCTCCTGGCTGCCCCGGTTGGCTCGCATACCAAAACCCGAAGGCTGCCCCGGCTCCAGCTTGTTCGCGCCGTTGGTGGCTATGCTTTCCCAGGCATGGCCAAGGAACTCCGCCAGCTCGGCATCCGTCATCAGCGAACCGTCCACGTTGGAGTACCGATTCCGGTCGACCCAGGCCAGATGGTCTTGCACCCAGCGCTCACGCCCCGCAAGTGCCGCCAATCGCTGGCTATGAGATTGAGGCATGCCCCAATCTTCCAGGCGGCCGATGTTCCCTCCACTGCGGTTGAACCGCTCGCGCAGCCGATTGGCCATACTCTGAAAACGCTTTGCAGCCAGTGCGGCATCAGCGTTGCCCGATGCTTGCCCCTTTAATTCCCGAACCAGGGCCAGGATGCCCTCTCGATCCGCGAACAGCCCCATCATCCGCCCCTGCAAGGCATCAAACACTTCCAGCACCTCCCCCAGGGCCTCGTTGCGAATCGCGTTCGCTGTGCTTTCGATGGAGATGGTGCCACTCTTGCCGTCGCTGTAAAACGCCAGCATGCGGCGCAGCGCTTCAATCGGTGTATGGGGGGAGTTGGCGATGTAGTTACTGATGGCGTCATGCCGCAGAGCGGTGAGCGCGACACGCCGGCGCTTCAAGGCGGCATCCGCTGCTACGTCGCGGGCAGCCCGGTCGGCGGCGGCCATCAACCGCTCCGACTGGCTCATCCCTAGCCAAGCCTGACGGTCCTCGCTCGCGAGTCGGTGCATGGCCTGATTGATGCGACCCTCGATGCCCTGGGCCTCAGCCTGGGTGATCGGGCGTCCGAGCACCTGAGATACAGCATTCACGCATTCGGTTCGCATCACATCCCCTTTGTCAGAAAGCAAGTCACTGCCGCCTTGAGCGTGTCCGCCTTGGCATATTTCAGTTCAGCATTGGCCTCCGCCAACGCAGCGCGCAGAGAGAGGTTCACGACCTCCCCGTCTGCGATCTCGATCGGCACGACGAGATCACCCTTCTCATCGAGCAGCGCAAGGCCCGCCTGGGTTTCCGCGTCGTCGGCCAGCGCAATGGCCCGTTTCCCGGCGCCACCCTGGCCGGGCTGACCACCGGCATCCGCGGCATCTGAGGCTGTGACGGCATCAATGCTCGTCTCGCCGGGTTGACCGCGCGCCGTCGCAGGCCTGACAGATGGGGACTCGCCGGGCCCACGAATGGCACCAGAATTGCCCTCTGCCCCACTTTGCGCTACATTGGTTTCGCTGCTCTGCAGCACGGATGCCCCGCTAACTTCCTGGATCGACCGCTGGTCCCCAGGCGCGGGGCTTTCGTTTTTCCACAGCTCGAAATGGTCGTAGTACCGCTTGCCGGTATTGCTCTCCCGGACCACAACCCGGATCTCGGCCGGCATCCCATCCACCTCGATCGGCGCGTCATAGAAATGCGCGGCCTTCACGTTCTGCCTCCCGGCGCGATCAGGCCCGGACCACACCGGCTCAGCCTTGCGGATGACATCCTCTATCCGAAGCGCAGCGGCCGCCACGGCCCGGCTCACTGTGCCGGAAAGCGAATGCTTGATGCCTTGCCACGGAATGGATATCTCCGATCCGTCAGCCTCGTTCACAACCGTTTTCCCTGCGAAGTTCTCCCGGGCAAACTCCCTGATTCTCGGCAAGCTGTCGGCCATAGGCCCCGTGGCGAACTCTGGCAAGGTGATCCGCACGGGCTCGATAAGTGGGGCCGCCTCGCCAGAGTCATCGATCAGGCGGCCACGCCCCGCCGGCGGCCGGGAGTCGTCTACTGCTTTGCTCGCCCGCCAGCCTGAGTCCCCCATCCATTCCTTGACCCTGGCCAGGTAATCGCGCGTCTCTTTCGCGGCGGGCTCCTGGCCGCGCATGACCCAGCGCGCCTGGCGCGGTCCGCCGTTGTAGTCGGCAATCATGGCGTCAACGTTCCCGCCATACTGCCTCTTCGTGTCACTCAGGTACCGGCCGGCCGCATCAAGCATCTGCAAGGGGTCGGTGGGGTCAGTGACGCCGTACTTTTCCAGGTTTTCCGGCATGAACTGCATCACGCCACGCGCGCCGGCCGGGCTGGTCTGGTTGCTGTTGCTCCGCTCCCCCGCGTTCTTCAGGGCGTTGATAAGCCCGGCAGGCAGTCCGTGGCGCTCTTCGACCAGCGCCGCATATTCGTTGAGCTCAGGCGCGTCGTACCGAAGCTGCGACCGGTCAGAGACGGGCAGCGCTGCAAGCCTGTCGCCAGGCGCGTATCGTGCCGCCGGCGGAAGCTCCAGGCCGTACTCAGCCAAGGCGGCATCTTGGGCGCCGCTGTCCCGCGGACGCGGCACGAACACCGCGTCATCCAGTCCTGCCTGAGAAACGTCGACCGGCTCGCCCGCCAGCACCTGGCGCATGGCCGTCTGCATGCCTTTGTCATGTGCATTGGCGGCCGCCGGATCTGCTGGAACCCCCGGGGCGGTGTCGATGGCGGCGTGCTTGGCTGCTCGAGCGACGAGCGCCGCATCAATTGCAGGCTGCTGAGCCCCGCCAGCCAGGCCACCCCGAGCCCCAAGCGCAGCGAACCCTGCGCCCAGCAGCCCCTCTGCTGTGAGAGCAGCGGCCTCCAGAGGCTGATACTGCTCAGCCATGGTCTCGTATCCGCCTGACTTCAGCAGCTGGTAGGCTGCCCCGCGCTGGGCAATACCCATGCCGATATTGGCGCCAGCTCCATAGGCAACGTTGGCACCATAGTAGGCTCCCTTGCTGAGCCCTACCCCGCCCGCAGCAAAAGGAGCTGCCAGCGAGCTGTATCCGATCGCGCCCGGCATCAGGACGCCAGCCCCGATGGTGAGCGCCTCCGTATAGCCGATGTTGGCGGCCGTATTGGGGTCGACGCCCTGCTCCACCATTTCCAGATATTTGCTCCGGCCTGAAGCTACGCCGGCCGTCGCAGCGCCAGCTGCCAGCGCGCCAGACGCAGCGCCGCCGCTGGCGACGGTTGCTGCTGCCCCGACGCCAGCCTGAGTCACGATTCGGCTGATCTCGAACATGGCCTGACCGGCCATCCCTGTGCTCAACGGGTCTGGCCTGTATTGTTTTGCCCACGCATCTGCCTGATCTCGCAAGGCAGAAAACGGGTTCCATGGCGTGACACCTGTGACGGACTGAACCGCATCGAGGACAGGCTGGTAGGCTCGTGCGGCCAAGCCTGCGGCCGCTCCCTCGACTTGGGCCACGCCAGTGATGGCGCCCTGCGGAACAGCGCTCACAACGCCAGAAAGAACTCCTGGATCTGCAGCACCAAGAATTTCATCTGGGGTTCTTGCTGCGGCCCGAAGAGTCGACAGCCGTTTGCGGTCGGCCGTCATCATTGCTGAACTCCCGCCATCGCATCGGCGGCGGGGTTCGGAATGAGGTCCCCCAGCTGCCCGCCGAACTCATCCCGACCCGCGTCATTGTCTGGAGTCATGGTGATAATCACCAAGTCCTTACTCTGCGGGTCAAGCACCGGCATGCCCCCCAGAGTCAGCGCGTATGCACCGGCTCCGACACCGATCAGCCCAACGCTCGACATCGAGCGGCCCATTTTCTCTTGCATACCGCGCGCATTCAGCTCGCGAAAGACGGCCGTGTTGGCTCGGGCCATGAAGTCGCTTTCGCTCATACCCCACGGGGCCTGAACCCTCCCGTTGCCATGAAAATCCACCGTCTGGCCAAGCACGGCGGTAATGGCCTGGCTCAACCGGTCCGAATTCACATCGGGCGATAGGTCCCCTTCCTGAGCTGCACGCCCGAGGTAATAGGCCTTCACGGCGTAGGCGTCATGCAGGAACTCCGAGGCCGAGCTATCCCCGGCTGCCACACCCCGGTAGAGGTCTCCCACCTGATCGGCAATGGCTTGCGTGAACTCGTCATCCTTCGGAAGCGGATAGCTCAGGCTGCCGACTTTCCCCCCAGCCTTCAAAATTTCATCCCCTGCGATGGCGGTGGCCACCACGTCACCAGCGGACTGCAACACGTCCGGCGAGAACCAGTTCCCCTGGAGCTTTCCCTCTTCAAGGCTGCCTGACAGGCGGCCAAGCCTGGCCAGGAAAGGATCCGCGCCATCGATCTGATCCATGATCCCCTGGTACGTGTCGTGCTCTCCGGCCGCCCAGTAGAGATTGCCCAGCATGCGCTGCTTCTCACGCGGGGATGCGGCCTTGAAAGTCTCGGTCAACTGCTCGGCCTCAGCGGGCGGCAGTGGGCGCATGTTGACGGCGCCCGCGGGGTGCGAGCCCTGCAGCCCTCTGATGGCGTCAGCACGATCGCGCAAGACTGGACCAATCTGGGCTGCGCCATCGGGGGTGCTGAGCAGACGCATGTCCAACGCTGGGGAAGCCACCCCAGCCCGCCTGGCAATCCATGACAACGGCTGATCGCGGCGCAGGGCGCCGTCGGCCTCAACAGCCTTCTCCAGCCGATCGAGATTCGCCTTATCCGTGGAGTTGCCGCCTCCTCGCTCAAGCTCAACGCGCCGGCGCTCGATGAAGGCCTGCTGGTCCGCCGGCGGCATGCGTAGGACCTTCTGCACGTCCTCAAAACCGGCCATGCGCTCCCGATAACCAGCCTCAAACTCAGTCCCCATGGTCATTCCTGCCCAGCGCACCATGTCCTCTGTCTTCGGCGGCAGACCCGAGGCAATCTGTTTGTCCATCTCCCCCAGTGCGCGCCCTGCCCTCGCCTGGATGCGATCCGCCTCTACACGATCCCGATTGTCGAGGCGGTCGGCCTGCGTGTTCGCCCTGGTTCGAAGCTGCTGAATGCGATCAGCATCCAACTGGCGAACCCAGTCGAATCCGACCGGCATGGCCTCGCCGCGAGAGCCTGCCTCGAAGGCGGCCATTGCACCTCGCGGATCACGGTCGATCGTGGCTGCCCCTGCCGCGTATGCCAGGGCGGCTTCTGATTCGCCCAGCAGCTTGGCCTTGACGGCATCGGGTAGGCTGGACGTCTGCAAAGCAGCCACGCGCGCGGCGCGGCGCTCCCGGTACTGAGCGGGATCCAGAGCGATCGTGGCTGCATCAGACTCCATGCCGGCCTGATACTGCGACGTGATGAAATCGCGCTGGCTACGGGCCTCGAACTCGACAGCTCGCTGACCGAGATAGCTGCGCTGCCGAATCAACTGCTCGCGGTAGAACGGCCTTGCATTCTCCGGCGCATTCTCAAGCGCCTGTGCGCTGTAGTCGTCAAACTCCTTGATCAGGCTGGGGGTGAACCCTGGAGCGCCAGGCGCAGCTGCCGTCTGTAGCTCATTGAGCCGCTGCAGCCACTTAATCTGGTCATCGCTGGCCGCCTTCGAGACCCAGGCTGTATCCTGCTCGCGCTGCAGCCGCTCGGAAGCAGTTCCGATCTGCCCAAGCCCTGCGGCCAGGCCGCCGACTGTCCTGCCGCGCTGATCATCCACCGCGACCATGGGCGCGCGAGCGGCAGGCATACCCAGCTGGTGGGATTGGCGCTGCTGGCCAACCTGAATCGGGATTCGAGAAGTCGCCATGGTCACCCCCAATACCGAGACACATCACCGACGCGCAAGCCTGTGCCGGAACCCACTCGAAGGCCGGCCCCAGCAGCGCCTGTGGTACCTGACGAAGCGGCTGCCGCGCCGCGGCCCAGGCCATACCCAGCCGCCGAAGTCAGGAGCGAGGTGGCTGCCCCGAGGTAACCCGCTTGGCGGGCATTGCGCCCGGATGCGCGCAACGTCTTTGCCGTGTAGCGCTGCATCGCGCCTTCCTGCTCGTAGGCATTGCCCTGGAGGAGCGCCTGGTAGCGTGTAGTCAGGGCGTCCATTTCAAGGTTCTGGGCAGACTGCTGCTGGAGCAGCAGCGCCGATCCTGTTGTACCGTCGAGGCCGGACTCGGCAACTGCTGCGCGCACGTCCCCCTGCTGCTGGGCGTTGCTGCGCCGCTGGGTGAGTTCGTTCTGCAGCCCTGCGTCGTAAGCCTGCCGGGCCTGGATATCGGCGATCTGCGCATTCCGATCTGCAGCATCCGCCTGCTGTGAATAGCCGGCGGCCTGGGCATTGCCCTGCATCACAGAGCCAATGGCCCCGACGCCACCTGCGACAGCGGAAATTGTCCCGGCGTTGGCCACAAGAAAAGCTGAAACTGGATCCATCACTTCACCTTTGCATAGAGAAAGCAATCCCTGCCATCCAGGGTCGCGGCCCGCATGAGGCCTTCCCGCTGAAAGCCCAGACGCTCCGCCCAGGCAACGGCCGCCGCATGGTTCACGTCGACCGTCATTTCGATGCGCCGCCAGGGTGCGCTATTCACAACGTCGCGCGTTACCCGATGAATAAGCTTGAATTTTTGAAGAGCAGCCCCGGAGAACAGCGCCCAGGCCATGCCGCGCTGGGCATGCGCTTGCACGATGCCGGCGCAGGCGATGACCCGGCCCCCGTCGAGGGCCGACCAAGCCACCCCCTGGGCGCTGGCCAACTGGCGGGCGTGCTCGACATCGATCATGGGCAGCGCGAAAGCCTGGGCATCTTGGAGTTGGACGGCCTGCACATGCTCGGCCTGCAATCGAACAATTCTCATCGGTCCTCGCTGGTACTGACGACGGGCATCAAGGCGACGATCGTGACCGGAAGCGGCTGGTCGTTCGTGTACCAAATCTGCGCGCCACGCTCATATCCACCAGGCCACGGCATCGGCTCACTGTCGCCGGTATAGAGCGGGGGGGCTTTGCCCATAGGCTGAGATGGCCGCCTGAAATTGAGAGTGTTCGTCTTGTCGCGCGAAGGCCCCATGTTCCCGCCCAGGCTGCGCAGCATGCGGACGATGACATTTGTGATCCGCTTGATCTTTCCTTGAGCCGTGCCAGCGCTGGCGCCAGCCTCGATGCTCATGGTGGCCATTGCGCAGGCGGTAGGCAGGCCAGCGTGGGCTACCTGCGCAGGAAACTGCAGGCTGACCCGACCGCCGGTGACGGTGCGCCGGGGATGCGCGGCGCCATCCGTCAGGATGTCGATTGCCTGCCCCTCCAGGTGATCCAGGCCGCTGAGCTCGTCCGTCTCCGGCCCGCGATACGTCAGTCCGCTGTCGACATAGAACGCCTCTGCCTGATCCGCTTCATGGGCGAGCGGCGCGCGCAGAATTTCGACATACCGCACGACCGTCCCATTCACTTCCCTGCGGACGAGCAACCACAGATCATCCGCTGCCCCATCGGGCGCGGGCATGCTTTCGACGGCCTCGACATGGCCGTTCAGCATTGGGTGCGGGTGCCAGGCATACACATCGCTACGCCCGGCCTCCTGGTCATAGGTGCAGCCCACCAGCAGCCCGTCAGCGCGTGCGATCCAGATCACCGAGTCCGGCTCCTGCTGGTAGGCCATGTCAACAGCCCCGCTCTGCAGGATATTTGCGGCCAGCTTGGTCGTGTCCGACGAGGCAAAGTTATTGGTGTCGTAGCTGAACTCATAGTCGCGCAGCTTTCGCCCGGACGTCTGGATGAACAGCACCCGGCTGCCGACCTCAACCGGCTGGATCGAGCGCGACCCGTACGCCGTTCTCCGCTCGGCCCGAATATTCGCTGGCCCAACAGCCTGATTGGACTGTATCGGGCCGACAATCCACTCGTCGCCGTCCGTGCCGATCATGAGGTCATCAGACTCAACCAGCCAGACAGCACGGTTGATCTGCCGCGCGTTCAGGCGAAAGACAATCGCAGAATCCGTTTCCTGCTCCCCACCCTCCGTCTTGGCGGCGAAGTTCTCGAAGTCCGCGGTCACTGACATGGCACCAGTCCGGCCGCTCATGAGCACCAAACGCTGCCGCCAGAACGCGCCATGCTCGGGCCATCCATTCACGTCAGAGAACAGGCTGAATGCCCACTTGGACGAGCCTCCCGTTTTCAGGTCCTCGGGCAAGCGCTTGATGATCGTGCCGGATACAGTCCGTGCGTCAATCCTGGACTCGATTTGCACGATGCCATACCCGGCGTGCAGGAACTCCCATTCCACACCGATGGGCCCGAGCTGATCATCAGCGATATCGATGCCGTCCCCATCCCAGGCGCGCCCGCTGGTATGCACAGGAGTGACGTTGCCGGAAACCGCCGCTTCGCCATCCCCCGTCGCCGTGCACAGGTAGACACGGGCGTCGACCCTACGCCGGAAATCGACGTTCACCCGTTTGTGAACCGCCCAAGGTTTCACGGCCGCCAGATCCGCGCTCTCGATGAAGAACAGCGTCCCGACGTGCCCAGGCTCGAAGATGTCCGAACTGGCCGTCAGCGTGACCGCTCCGGTCTCAGCGTCGGCCGTCACTACCGCGGCCTTGTCGGTGTTCACGTCATCAAACGGCCCCTCCGAAAAGGTAGCGCGCTGCAGCACGAATTCATCCGCCGCGCGGCGCAACAGCTTCCGTGGCTGGTGTCGACGGTGGAAGATGTACATCGTGTCCGCGCTCTGCACGACGCGGATCCCGCAAGTCCCGTCCTCGCTGGTCAGGTCTTCGGCCGTGTATGGCGTCTGGACCTCCACAGGAGTGCCGTCAGCCACCAACAGCCCTCGGTTGGTGTAGAACCGGATATAGCCAGGCCCGATCTCGAGCATATAGGCAACGCGCTCAGAGACCTGAAAGCGCACCAGCCAGCACCGGGCAGCATGATCCTTCACCCCGAAGATGAACTGTGTGCCGCCTCGACGGACCAGCGGCCCCTGGACGGACGGCAGGAAGTTCTCGAGCACAGCACAGCCGTTGAAATACTTGGCCAGATCCGTACGGCCGGCCAGCATCGGACTCAGGAGGCCGCCGTCGAATGTGTTCTGGATGGGGGTGTCTTTGGCCATCAGTAGCGACTCTCCAGCCAAGTGTCATCGGAAATGGCCTGGGCCGGCCGCTCGATGGCGTTCATTCGCCGCGCGTCAGCCACCGCCACCGCGTACTCGTCAGCAGCCATTTGCTTCTTGCTGTTCGAGTTGGTCAGCGTCTCGCAAGCCTCAAACGCCAGCTTGCACGCGAGCGCCTCGACAAACAGCGCATCGAAGAGGTTCGGATCCTCGACCCGGCGGGCATAGCGAATGCGCAGCGGGCCGGCCTGGTTAATCAAAATCCGGCCGCCTTCGATCGAGTACCAGGCGTCCAACTGCGGCCGGGCACGACAACCCCGGCCGTTCACCTCAATCAGGCGAAGAAAGTCAGCAGGCAGCTGATAGTGATGGGAGAACCCGAAAAGCGGCGCGCTGGAGATCGCTGGCAGTTCCGCGCGAGCCTTGGAAAAGTGCCACAGGTTCTTGCGCAGCTCTGCATCGCGAACGATCCCGAACATGGATGACAGTGTGTTCGACGCCTGCGAATCGTCATCCAGAGAAATGATGCGCCCTGCACCAAGCTTGGTGAGGGCGCGGTTGGCGATGTCTACGAGGGAGACGGCCATAGCATCAGTCCATCACGGCAAGACTTGCTCTGCGCCAACCGGAGTCGGGTTCTCCGAGGCGGACTTCTGGCCGCTTGCCTGGCGCCCTGGCTTGCGGCCCGTTTCGTTTCCCGAGGCGGAATTCTGATCGGAGGAGTCGACCTTCTTCATCCACTTGCCCGGTTTCCCATGAAACGTGAACTCTTCGCCTTTCTCGATCATGCGCATGACACGGCGATTGGGAGAAGAGTCGGCCCGCTTGCCAGGTTTGATGTCATCCGCCGGGATCTGTCCCCGTTCCAGTGCGATGTAGCGGGTCATGGCGTCACTCCACTGTGTAGCCAGACGCGTAGTCGCGGTTAGCCTGGACATCCTTGACGATGAACGCGGAGAACGCGCCAGCAGTAAGCGGTCCGGTGCTGACGGAGAAACGAACGCCGAGATAACGCTTGTAGTCGCCGCTAGCCAGCCGGGTCCGAACAAGCGTCGCACCAGCGGTGAGCGCCGACAAAGCGAGCGCGCCGGACGAGAAGTGCACAGTCGGCGACGTCATGCTCGGAGCTGCGCTGGATTCCAGAGTAATCGTCACGGTTGCCGCGCCAGCAGCTGCGGCGGTCTCGTCGGCCTGAACGACCAGCCACACTGGCTCTCCCGCGCCAATATCCTGGATCGGGTTCTTGTTGGAGGGATTGAGATCAATGACGTTCGTCGAGACGGCGGTGGCGGTGATGGCCTGGCTGTCGGAGAACTCGTTGGATTTGTCGAGGATCATGGTGTCTATCTCCTGTGATCGATGCGGTTGCGGGGCGCCACCTGACGCCCCTGCGATCAGGCGGTAACGCGCGCCTCGGTGTTCAGCAACTGGTCCACCGTACGGATGGGGATGCCGAGGAAGGCGGTTTCGAACTGACCAGCCGCCTCACGGATGGACAGCGCGTTGTGCGACTTGTTGAGCGCCATCTTGTCGAGCGCCGCACGGATGGTGCGATTCACGTAGATGCGCGGCTGCACGTTGCCAGACAGGCGCGGCAGCCGGTGTTTGAGGTCAATCAACAGCTCGATCAGCTTTTGATTAGCCATGGTGCCGGTGCCGGAGCTGACGTCCGACACGTCGATGTTGGCCAGGCGAGCGACGTAGCGCCAATCCTTCACCACCAGCCCGCAATCCCACTTGAACAGGTCCGCATAGGCGCGGTAGCGGTTGTTGTTCTTGTCGAACGCATCGATTTCGCCCAGATCCTGATGGACGAGGCCGGCCTTGGAGTTCTTCGGATAGATACCGAAAGCAGTGGTTTTTCCCCAGCCGATCAGGTAAATCGAGGTGTTGTCACTGCCGGAGCCCAGTCCATCCACCACATTCTGAGCGCTGGGCGAGCTATTCGGGCCAGCCATTTCGTTGTAGCGAGGCTGCAGGCCAAAGAACTGCTCGGGGTCCACCGAGGTATCACCGTAGAGGAGCGCGGTGCAGAACTCCTGCCCCATTGCTTCAATGTGCGTGGACGCCTCATCCATCCGAAACGACGCCGGATCGTTGGCCATGCGCACGGAATCCACGTCAGGCTCGCTGCGGGACGTCAGTTGGCCGCAAGTGTCATCGACCTGAGCGGTGGTGCTCTTCGAAACCGGCACGCCGCCGTACATCTTGCGCCAAGTCGGTTTGGGCAGACCGGTACGGATGGTGCTGCGGTTGCCGGTCGGAAGATTGCCTTCCACCCAGGGGATGTCCTGAATGATCTCGTTGGTCTGCGCCAGAAGCTCAGCCACATCGGCGGTATCACCGTTGGGGTCGAGCCGCTTGGCGACGTCGATAATGCTGAGGGATTGGTTGCCGATGGTCGCCATCGTGCTCTCCTTGGTGGGTTACTTGGACATGCTCGGGAACATCCGAGCGGCGCGGGCGGCGTCAGGATCAGCCGGAGCTGCCGCGCCGCCGCGCTCGCCGCCCTCCGGAGCCAAAGTTCCCTCGCCCAGGTGTTTCCCGATGCGATGGAACAAACGGAACGTCTCCGCAGCGCCTAGGGCGCTTTCGATCTTTTCCAACGTGGGGCCGGCGTCTTCCCCCTGGCCCACGAACGCCCGAACTGCACGGCGGCCAAGCTCCAGGTTGGCGTCGTACTGCCCGCCCCATTCTTTGCGCAGGGCCGCCACATCGGCCTCGCCCTGCTGCTGCCGCGCTAGGTCGGCCGCCTGCGCCTGTTCGGCCTGGTAGGCGTTCCACTTTTCGGCGAGCGCCTGGGCTTGCGCGACCGGAACACCGGCTTCGTGCATCCATTTGGCAGCCTCGATGGCAAACGCGCCGTCTTGACCTTCAGGCACCGGCAGCTGATAAGCCTCGGCCGACTCCGGGATGACAGTCTTGCCCTCCAGGTCCTGCAGCGCCTTCAGCGCATCGCCGGGACTCTCAAATCCCTTGCCATCGAGAAACGCCTTCAGGCCATCGTCCTGGATACTGTCGCGCCAGGAGGGGGCAGTGGTCTGCGGTTCTGCGGTCGGGGGGGTGGCGGCGCCAGTGTCCGCAGCCGGCGCGCCACCTGCGGGCGGCGTATCGGGATCGGCGGCCTCGCGCAACAAGCGCGTGAGTAGGAAACGTTTATTCAGGGCGTGCATGCTCTCGCTCCATCAATTGGTAGATGTCTTGCTCGCTGAGGTTCAGGTAGTAGGCGAGCCGGTTAAAGACCTCGCGCCGGCCCTCGGCCTGCAGAGAGGCATGAGTGTCGACCGTGCGTGTGACGGGTGAAACAATCGTGATCGACTCTCGAACCCGGCAGAACTTGGCCAGGTCGGCCATAACCCGCTGGCCTGCCTCGGTCAGCTGGCCACGGTCATCCAGAAAGGCACGCCGGTATGCGACACGGCGGCCAAACATCAGTCGAAATCGCAGGGGAATCATGCTCATATGCGTGCGCTCGATGCGTTGACGGCCGCTGCCGTGAGGTCCTTGGCCGCGCCAGCGGCAACCGGCGCAGCCTCCAGAAGCTGGGCGGCCTGCTGCTGCTCGGCAGCAGCCTGATCCATTGCCCCTACTTCCTCCTGCGTGCGCAGGTACTTCTGCGGGACACTGAACACGTCGCCCAGGCCGCGGACAATCGCCTCGGCGTTCATCGCCCGGGCCGCGTTCGGGTCTGCCTGAATGAATGGCGCGGATGCTTCGGCCCAGCGCAGGACATTGGCGCCCTCGTCGGCGCGCATCGCCTGGTTCAGCGGGCTGTTGTATTCAATATCGACCAGGCCGCCCTCTTCCTCGAGTTCAGGAGGCATCGGCGGCAAAACGCCGGCGTGATCGAGGATGTCCAGCTCACGGCTGATCTGCGCGCCCAGCTGCTCAGACTGCACCCGCCCCATGGTCGGCCCCAGCAAGATCCCTTTCTCCTGAGCACGCTGCAGCACCTCGGTAGCCGTCATCTGGTGGTTGTCGACCAGGATCTGAAACAGAGTGACGTAGAAGGCCAGGTTGATGGACTCGCGCTTTTGGTTGGCGTAGTCCATACCCATGGGGACGTTTTTCCCAAGGTTAAGCGGCTGGATCAGCGGGGTTCCATTCGAATTCATGTACCCGAAATTCAGTGCCCCGGCCCGCAGATCAAACGCCTCCAGCGCGCCGTCGTCGGGGAGAATCAGGGGCGGGTCTACCGCCTTTTCAGCCCCCTTGATGTTCGTCTTCTCCATGCGGTTGAGCATGCGGACATCAGGCAGCGCCTCCATGGCGGGCGAGTAGCCGTAGGCTGAATCGTCAGCGTCGTAAAACCGGCCGATGGCCACAGGAAAGACACGAAACCCGCTGTGCTCGACGATCTGCGTCTCAGCATCCAGAGGCAGCCAAACGGACTGAATCGGCATGTTGCGGCCGTCCACCTTGCCGTGCTCGCGGTCCCGGCGCGGCCGAATGGCATGCAAGAAGTCGAACCGCCGCTCAAGATCGTTGCGGTCGATAGCGTTTCGAATGAACAGGGGCAGGTTGCCCGTGCCCCATTTCTCGGCGGCCTGGCGCGCCGTCAGCGTCCATAGAATGTGGGCCTTGTTCACCACACCATAGGCGTCCTCGGCGAACCAGAGGCGATTCATACGCAGGTTGCGATACCGGATGCCCTGCCCCAGCACCTCGTCCACCATCAGCCCGCCCGCGCCATATGCGCCGTAGCCGATATAGCTGGCGCCCGATTGCGAAGCAAAGTTGGCACGCCAGCGGTACCGGTGGGCGAAAAGCGCGTCCGTCACCTGCTCCAGATACGCCTTGACTGCCGGCAGGTCGCGAAGCTCCGGATTGGCCACCGTCAGGCCGTGCCATTTCTGAGTGCGCGGGGTAATCATCGAGTCCATGGCGGCCGCGAAGTGACGCAGTGCCAGGATCGGCGTGGAGTCGAACTGCTCCTGCGTGCGTTTCTCCCCGGGGCTGTTTGCGCTGGCCTGGGAGAACTTGCGATAGCGCGGCAGCGCAGCTTCCGTCACCTGGTCCCACTGGGCCTCAAACGACTGGCGCGTCTGCTTCATGGCCTCATGGTCGGCCAGCACTTCGCGGATCAGGTCGACGTCCTGGTTGTCCATCAGGCACCCAGCAGCGTCTTGGTGGCCACGGAGCCCGGTCGGGCGGCGGCGTCGGAGGTCAGGATCGTGGAGGCGGTACCGCGTTTGCGACGGACTCGCTCAGCTTCGGCCTGGCCAGCGGCAGCAGCGTCCGTAGTCGCCGGCGGCGCAGGAGGCGGGGCCGGATCGGGGATGCTCGGGGTTTTGGGTTTGGAGATGAGGCTCGACATGGCAGCACCTGATTAACGATGCCGCCAGTTTGTCCGCGCGCGCGCGCAGTAATCTGCGAAACTATGTGATCCGATCAACCATACGGTGCTTCATGGACAAGCGGCAACACGTCGTCAACATGCTGGAACGGGTGGATGCAAGCCGAGAGAAATACTCATATTTTCAACTTGGAGCTGCTGGCGCCTGCATTGCGTTCGCTTTAACGCAATCTAAGGACCAAGTTTTAGGCCTCATCCATATCCCTCTGGGCCTCGCCCTACTACTTTGGGGCCTGAGTTTCTACTTTGGATCTAAATCCATATCTCTCAGCGCCACTCACACATCTCAAGATGCGCATGGAATAGCCATTGCGGCAGACCTTCATCAGGATTCACGCCACCTCACCAAAGAAGAAAGAAATAACGTTGTCGCAGATAATTTCAAGACGCTGAAAGATATAGGGGAGAAGATTCTCCGGCTTCAGAATTTGCAAACCCGTACCCTGATAGTGGGGGCCGCTTGCTTTGTAATCGGGCAAGTTGTAAGTATGCTTCCGGCCTGCATTAAGGCCACGCTCTACCTCAATCCATGATGGCCCTGGCTGGCCGACTGCCAGCTGGCCTCCGCACCCTCACCAACGGCTTATGCTCGCCGCCGCCCACCAGCAGATATTGGGCTGCATCGGCAACGTGCGAGTACTCGTTCTTCACTGGCTTATCCGCGAACCGCTCGCCAGAAACCGCCATGCGCCGGTAGCAGTAGCCACCTGACAGCGCCTTGCGCAGGGTCTTGCAGTCCGGGTGCACCAGCAACCCTGGCTCGCCGTCAACGATCCGGGTCAGTGCGCTGTCCACCGCACCCAGGCGCAATATCGGGTCATTGGTGGGCGCGGGCACCGCTGGCAGTCCTGCTGCCTTGAGGATCTGAAATGGCGTGGTCTCATCAGTCTGGGCGCGGTTGTCGCCAGACGGGTCGCCCCAGAATCCCCCAATATCAAAGCCCTGGTATTGCTGGGCCAGGTGCAGGTGGATTTCCTGGGCGAAGGCCTTGGCCCCCATGTTCGTGGCCACCAACTCCGAACGAATGCGCCAGCCGCCCATAGCGCGGCGCTGCCCGAACACAACAGCCGGCGTCAGGCCGAAGTCGATCCCCAGCAGCAGCGGCTGATGCCTGTCCAGCTCAAACACACGGCAATGCATCGAGTCCTGATAATCAGGGTGGACCGGCTTGCCGTCGACCACGAAACCATACTGGTTGGCCAGGTTGACCTTGATCCAGTCCTCTTTCTTCCCCTGCATGCCCCGCTCGTAATAGCCTGGCGGCAGGTTGCTGAGGTTTTCAGCGTCGGGGTTGACCTGCCAGGTCTCGCCCACTTTGACCACGCCGCCCGGCTGGCGCAGGAAAGCCCAGCCCTCGGGCTTGGTCTCTTCCGCCAGCTTGTAATACCAGTGGTCGTTATCGGGCGCGTTGGTGTCGCCGAATATGCCAAACCACGTCGGGCGCACATCCTTGGGGAAGCGGCCTACCCGCAGGTCGAGCATGTCAACGATGGCCTTGGCCAGCTCCTTCACCTCGTTGAGCCAGGCGAAGGTCAGCTGCAGGCCGCGCAGTTTGCGCTCATGCTCGGGCCGATCCAGGGCGATAAACACCAGCTCGGCCTCGACCGTGGTGCCGTCGTCAAGGTCGAATGACAGGTAATGCGTGGGTGGCTCCAGGCCGCCGGCCACCCAGCGCCCCAGATCCCCGAACATCTCCAGCCAGTCCTTGGTGGTCGTGCTCATCAGGTCGGGATAGGTATTGCGCACGGCCGCGCCGCGCGAACGGCGCACACCATGCGCATCCGGCTCCTGCTGGCACATGAGCTCGAAGGCGCGCCAGCAACTGGCATTCGTCTTGCCGCTGCCCAGCGGCCCCATGATCATGGTGCGCGGCTCGCGTGACGCAATGTAGGCCGCAAGCGTCGGCCCCTGGGCCGCGTAGTCGTAGTGGATCTCGGGCTGCATCAGGCGTCCTTCCGGCCGGTCAGATCGCGCCGCGTGACCCTCGGCCGCTGGATCGTCAGCTTGTCGTTCAGCATGCCCAGGTGGCGCATGGCCAGGGTGGCGGCCCCCAGCTTGTCGGCCAGCTTCAGGACGAAGTTACCCGCCTTGTCCCAGGACCAGCCCACCACGCAGCGCCGCAGATGCTCGGGCAGTTTCTGGACATCCTCGGGCTTGGTGATCTGGTACCGGCCTATCTCGCCGGCGTCGTACAGCGTCATGGATGACAGCTCCTGCAGCACGTTGTCCTGGGTGATCTGGGTGCGCGCTATGCGCTCCTGCTGAGCCGCCGCGATCCGTTCCCTGATCAGGGGAAGCTGCAGCAAGGCATAGCCGATCTGCTTGGCGCTACGCTTGCTGTAGCCTGCCCGCTCTGCGGCGGCGGTCGCGTTCAGGTCGACCAGGTACTCCTGAACGAACAGCCTTGCGCGCTCGCTATCGGGGTTCATCCTCATCGTTTAATCCTCAAATCCTGGCAGTGATAGGTTGTGCGCCCGGGCCTGGCTCTGCCGTCGGCCGCGGTTGAGCAGATGGGTCAACGTGGTCACGCTCATGTTGTAGGCACGGGCCACGGCCAGCAGTTGCTCGGCGGGCATCTGCGCGGTTCCGCTCATGCGCCGGCGGCGCTCAGGAACGCGCCGCGCTTCGGCCGGGCGCCGGGGCGCATCTGCGCGAACCCGACCGGTCTTCTCTTCCCAGAGCGCCAGCAGCAGCTCGCCGCGCCAGTGCGCCGGGGTCGCGCCGGCCAGGTACTGGCGGACCATCGACTCCCCGGCAGCCGGGCCCAAGGCGCGGGCCACTTCGTGCTGGGCCATACCCGCTCGGCGCAGATCGAGCACGATCTCGGGCCAGTCGAAGTCGGTGAGGCGCATCGCCCTACCCCGCCTCCTGCTCAACCGCCCAATGCAGGATGGCCAGCGCATCGGCGTCGTTGTCGGTCTCCGGCCGGAAGCCCCGGGCCTTGGCCTGGGCCAGCATGGCGTCCTTGTTCGCGTTGCCCTTGCCCGTCCAGTGCTTCTTGATCGTGCCCACGCCCACCGGCAACAGGCGCACGCGGTGGCCGTCTGCGACCATTTCGAGCATCGCCCTGAATCCGCCATAGGCGTGCGCGGCCAGTACAGCGCCCTTGCCGTGGGCTTTCACGTCCTCGAACACGATGAGATTAACGGCTTCCTCGGCGATGATCTTCGACAGCCAGGCGCGGTATCGCTGCCACTTCTGGCCAGGCGTCCAGCTGGCGCGAGGCGTGAATTCTTCGGTTCCGTAACGCAACGTGCCGTCACGTCGGCGCAGTGCGTAGCCGGTCTTGGTGCCCAGGTCCAACGCCAGGATGTTCACGTTCAGCGCCGGCGCAGGCCCAGCGCCAGCACCAGGGTCAAACCCAGCATTGACGCGGGCCTCCGGCGTGGCGCGGGGAATTTCAGCACCAGCCCGAGCCCAGGGGTCGGCGTCCGGCGAAACGTGCGCGCGCGCGACGGCGGCGAGCAGGCCGGCACGCTCCATCGTCATCCCCGCCGGTAATCCGACGAGCTGATGCGGCTGTGCTGCACGCGCCTTTTCGACGAACTCTTGTTCGGCAGGCGTGAGCGACTGGGCGTCTGGCACCACCTTCACCGGCAGAGCGTGTTCTCGCAGTCGTCGCAGCGTCCCCGCCACCGGATCCAATGCCACATCGGCCTGCTTGGCCTCCAAGTCATGCGCGGTCATGCCAAGCCTCCGAGAAAAGCGGTTGCAGCATCAGCTGCGGAACTCCAGCTGTCGCGCTGGCCTTTGGGTTTCGTGGTGTCGCCAACGCGCGCCTGGGGCGCCCGGCATTCGTCCGTCAGCGTGCGCAGCATCGAGGCCCCCAGCTTGCGGCAGGTCGTCGGGCTCGACGGCAGCAGATCGGCCCTGCCCTGGGCTTTGACCCACTCCGTCACCTGCTGCGGCACGGGGTCAGCGGCACCGGCGTTGCTCAGGCGCTGGGCCAGGATCAGCAGCTTTCGGCGGTTTGCCATCCTGGCGCTGATGCCGGCCTGCTCCGAGTGCGATGCCCCGTGGTGGATCGAGCACACCCAGTCGGCTGAGCCGGTGGTGCTGTCGGCAATCGTGCCCGGCAGGACGCAGCCCGGTACGCTGCAGGCCCGGTGGTCGTGATGGGCATGGGTTTGGCCGTGGCTCACGGCTGCGCCGGCTTCTGCGTAGCTCATGCGGTTTGCTCCTGTGCGGCGGCGTCACGGCGGCGTATCGCCTCGAAAATTCGGTCTTTGAAGTCCAGGTAGCTCTCGCCTCCCCGGGCGAACAGGCCCAGCTCGCGGCCCTTGCGGTCGATGCCCGCGTTGTTGAGCCACCAGCGGTCCTCGGATTGCTTCGGCTTGGCGGGCTCTGCGCCCTTCTCCGGCACGGCGGCAGCCTTGGCCCGTGCGGTTTCCAGCGTCTTGGCCAGGTAGGCCCATGGGATCGCCTCCGGTGCGGGCTTGGCAAGACGTGCGGCTTCGATGCCAGCGATGGCCTCGTCCTCGGTCAGGCCCTGGTCCACCCAGGCACGGAAGTGCGGGTTTCCAGGGGACACGTCCACCCCGCGACTGCGCAGCAGCTTGGCCATCAGGCCGTAGGGCGTCCCGCTGGGCAGGTAGCCCCCGGGTTCGTCGCCTTGCGCGCCCGCGCTATCTCTCTCTTCTTTTAATACTGGTGTCTGGTGATTGGTGTCTGGTGTCTGGGTAGCCGTTGCAGGCGTTGCAGGTGCCGTTTCAGGCGGTGTATCAGTTCCTGTTTCAGGCAACCCTTGATGCGTTGCTGCTGCCCTGGCCTGAATACCCTCAACCATGGACCGAAGGTCATCAATCTTGATGTTCCACGGGGCGTGCTCCCCTGCATCAGTCAGGATCTTGAACAGTCGCGCACGCTCCTCTCGGTGCCGGCGCAAGCGGTTCTCTTCGTTCGCCTTCTTGGCTTCCCGCTCAGGCTCGCCGGCCTGGAACGCTTCAATGACGGCATCGCAGGTCTCCTGATGCCATCCGTCCTCGCGCAGCTCGAAGAACTCATGCAGCACGGCCGAGACGGCATCGCGTTGCGCCTTCGAGGTCGCACGGATCTGCCGGCACGCTTCCTTGATGTCAGCGGGGATCGGCTGCTCTTTCCGGTAGTACCAGCGCATCAGCCGCGTGTAGGCCATGTCCTCGTCCCAGGACAGGTGGGCCGTGGCCGCGTCATAGTCGCGGATATGGTGCTCGTAGTAGTTCATGGCGCCGTCCTATAGGCGAACGGTTTCCTCACCAGCTCATGAAAGCGGTCGCGGGCCTCGGGGTTGTGATCCAGCTCGCGGCGCGACTGGACGCGGCACACGCGGCGGATGAAGGCGGCGGCCTCGTCTGCAGTGGTCGTGCCGCAGAACGCACGGAAATCCTCACGCGAGCAGAGCTGGCCGGACAACTGGGAAATTTTCTGCGTCATGTCAGCGCGCCCTGCAGTAACCGAGGCTTGCGCTGGCGCGGCAGCAGTTCGCCCCGATGGTGTTCCCCTTGCGCAGGTAGTCCATGTACTCGTCCTCTTGGATGGACAGCCCCAGCACGCCCAGCAGCGCGTCCAGCTGCTCCAGCTTGATGCCCGCGCGCCCGCTGATGACCTGCGAAATCGAAGATTCATCTTCCCAGCCGCAGGCCTGCATGACGGCGAGGCGCTTGGCTTTGTCCAGGCTGCGAAGCAGGCGCCGGACCAGGGTTTCCTCGTCGTGCCCGCCATGCATCCGAATCGGTGCTTCATCAGGGTTCATGGTGTTTCAACCCGGCTCAAATGAATGGGAATGCCGCTGAAGCTGAGCCTCTGCAAACTGACGGCATGAACACGACAGAGCCAGAAATGACCGATACCGAGAAACTGCTGACCTGCGCGCAGGACTTGGCCCGCAAACGCTTTACCGATCCGTCCGAGCGGACGGTGATGGAACTCTTCCAAGCGCTGGCAGACGAGCGCGACCGGCGCGCCCTTGAGAGCGCCCAGGCTTTCTGTGCGACGGTGCATTGAGCAATGGGCCGCGAAATTGGCGCCCTGCCCCTCCCCCTTAAACTGGCTGCTCTCACACAAGCCATTCTTGGAAAAGGAGCAGGGCATGAAGGAACTGGAACAATTAACCGAGGTCGTCATGAGCATGCACGCCTCGATCGTGGATCTGCAGGGCAAGGTGCTGGCGCAGGGCGCAGCGCTAGAGGCCCTCTGCCGGACGTTGCCACCTCAATGGCAACCGCAAGCCGCCCGGAATTTGCAAGAGTCCGCAGAGCATTTGCTCGAGCTGATGGACGACGAGCCAACCCCCCCAGAATTGAGGGAGCGGCTTTCACTCCAGGTCGCTGCGTTGCTCGAAGCGCTAGGCCAGCCGCCAGGCCGGCCAGCAGGGAAATAGCAATTCGGCCCATCTCACGCACCCTCCTGCGCCGGGGCGGGCTGGGCGGTGGCTGCGGCGGCCGCCTCCGCGAAAACTTCGGCATGATCCAGGCGAACCCGCGCGGGTATGCCTCGACGCTTCCAATTGCTGACGCGCTGGACAGCGCCTGGCTCATCCAGAATGTCAAGACGTTTCGCCGTGGCGGTGGGGCCGCCCAGGCCGTCGATAAGGGCGGCATCAGGGTGCTGATCGTGATCCATGGGTTCTCCTGTTTCGCTCGATTAAACACCATGTTTAATGACTGGGTCAACACCACGTGTATCAACGGCCCGTTTAGCGGCACGACAATCTCGCCATGAAACCTATGCACGAACAGATGGCGCGGATGTATGAAGCGGCTAGGGCCGCAGGCCGCCTGAGCGGAGAGGCCGACCAGACCGACCTAGCGCGCCTGCTGAATGTCGCCCCTCAGAATGTCCACAACTGGGAGAAGCGCGGCCCGTCAAAGGACGCCCTGCTCGATGCCCAAGCCGCCTTTGGCGTGAATGCAACCTGGGTGACCACGGGGAGTGGCCCTATGTTTGTCGGTGGCGCCGCGCCAGCCACCGATGAGAAATGGCCCTTTGCCAGGCTAGATCTACGTCGTATCCAGCGCCTTTCCCCCGACGAACGTGCGTATGTGGAAGGCAAGCTAGAGGCAGTTATTGAGGCGGTCGAAGCCCGAATACAAGAACAGAAAAGCGGCCAGCATGCCGCGTGAACCACGAAGGCACATGCGCCTGGTGTGGTCGAGTAATTTGCCCCACGCAATAACCACGGAGTGATGCCGGCTATGTTCTCGATGGTGCTTTTCTCTGACGACAAATTAACCATGCACCTGAATTGGTTCGGCATGGGAGCACTGACCATTATTGACGCGCACGGACGCAAGCGGCGAGCCCATCCGATACAGAAAAGATACCTGCAGGCCGTAACGCGCGAGCTGCAGGCGATCGGGGTAAAAATCACCCCCGATGACCCAGTCTGCCGCCATGCCTTGGGCGAAATCGCACATGCAATATATGACTTCCCGCCCGGCGGCCTAGTCTGGACAACGGCCCTTAACCGCAGCCCGCGCGAGACTGCATTGGCATTTTTCGAAGAGGCTAAGCAGCCAGGTTAACGATGCGAGCCGCTGGGTGGCGGCTTTTTTTTGCCTAAATATTAAACATGGTGTTGACTACATATAAACGCCATGTTTAAATTCTCCCAACGCCTCAACCCGAGGCCTGGGAGAAAAGCATGGACCACATCACCGACGAGCAGGCCGTGCAGGCCATGTCGCAGTACGGCGGCAACTTCGTCAAGCAGCTGGCCCGCCTGTGGCAGTTGGCGGATTTCACGAACCGCGCGCGCATTGCATCGGCATTTGGCGATGAGTTCGGCCGCTATCGCGAGCTGGCCGGGCAGTCGGTGGAGGCCTGACCATGCTGACCCCATCCTATCGCCGCGATGACCCCTCCCGCACTGCCTCGCCCTATGCCGGCCCCGGCGAGACCTACCCCGGCGACGTCCCCGAAGTTGACCGCGACGAAGCCGTGACCGCCGTGCAGGCCGTCCTGGCCAATGAAGCTGCCTATGCCTACGGCGAGACAGCCGAATGGTGGGCCGAAGTGCTGATGGATCACGTCAGCAACCTGCGAGAGAACGTGCTGCTGGCCCTGCTGGATACCGGCGACTGCCCGAGCATTCGCGCCGGCCTCGCTGAGCTGCTGGGCAGATTCATTCAAGCGACGGCGCAAGAGCGGGTCAATGCGCAGTGCGCGATGGGGGTTTACCAATGACCACCGCCCTTTTCATCCTGTGCGGCCTCGCTGCCGCCTATCCCTTTGCCCTGGCCGGTGATCGCGCTATGGCCTTTCTGAGGAGGGCCACATGACCCCGAGCCGCAAGAAGGTCGAGGGCGCACGCCCGAAGTTCATCGAGTGGTTGGTGGCGCGAGGCGCTCAGGTGCTCCGCCCGACCAGCGAATGGGAGCTGGTGCGGTTCGACTGCGCCTCCGGCGTGGCCATCGTCTACGGAAACTCGAAGGGCGGTACCACGTTCACCGGTGAAGCGCTCAAGGCCTGGGAGGCGTTCAAGGGCAATGGTGCGTGGTCGGCTGGCGTGCGGACCAAGCGCGTGAAGCTGAGCCCCGTGGTGCGCACGCTGCTGGAGCGAGACGGAGACCGCTGTTTCTACTGTTTCGGCCATACCGACGACACCGACCGGTCTGTCGAGCACCTGGTTCCGGCGGCCCATGGCGGGCCGAACCATATCAGCAACCTGGTGCTGGCGCACGGAGCATGCAACCAGCGCGCCGGCCACCTGAGCGCCATGGAGAAGATCCGCATGCGCGAACGAGCCCGAGGTGCCCAATGACCCGCCTCTGCACCCTCTCCCGCCGCGCCCTGGCCCTGTACCTGCTGGCCTACCGCAAGCAGTGGGATATCAACGTCGCCTGCTACGGCCTGTGCAGCGCCGCCATCGTCTTTTCCCTGCTGCTGATGACCGGCGTCATCGGCCCGACCCTCGACGCCCACGGCGAACCCATCCACACCGCCAGCGATGGCGGAAAGACCGCGTATGCGGCGAAGGAGTGAGCATGTCCCGCATCCCACACGGCGGCCCGGGCGAGATTCCGCCTGTTGACGAGCGCGTGCCGGCCGACGCTTTCGATAACGCCATTCGCGCCTTCGGCGTCGTCGCCGCGTGCGAATGGTTCGGCCACGACCCGGACAGCCAATTCACCGCCGACACGATCCGCGAGCTGCGCATTCGGTCCGGCATCCCGGAGTCTGAAGCATGAACGCCATCACCGAACCCGTGGCCATGATCGACGCCCCGCGCGTGATCGTGGGCCTGCCCATCGAGGAGTACCACGGCGGGCCTGGAATCAGCAAAACCGGGCTGGATCGCATCAACGTGTCGCCAGCCAATTTCTACGACCTGACGCTGAACCCGGCGCGCCCGCCTGAGCCGGAGCGCAAAGGCCAGCTGGAAGGCCAGCTCGCACACTGCGCAATCCTTGAGCCGGACGAGTTCGACAAGCGGTATGCCGTGCTGCCTGCGGACGCGCCCCGCCGGCCCACCGATGCCCAGTGGAACGCCAAGAAGCCCAGCCCGGAAAGCGTCGAAGCGATGGAATGGTGGGCAGCCTGGAACAAAAGCAGCGCCGGCCGCACGATCATCTCGCACGCTCAGCGCGAGACAGCCCTGCGCCAGTCCGAGGCTGTGCGCCGTCTGCCCGATGTGGCCGAAGCCCTGGCCGCCGGCGTGGCCGAATCATCCGCGTACTGGATCGATGCCGAAACCGGCGTGCTGTGCCGTTGCCGTCCTGACTGGGTCCATCCGGTGGGCGAGTCCGGCGTGATCCAGCTGGACGTGAAGACCTTCAGCGACGCGAGCCCGGCCGAGTTTGCACGCCAGATCGCACGCAAGCGCTACCACGTGCAGGACGCCTACTACAGCGACGGCTACGCGGCCGCCAGCGGAAAGGACGTGCTGGCCTTCATCTTCGTGGCTGTTCAAGACGCCTGGCCGTTCGCCGCCAGCGCCGTGATGCTCGACCCTCAGAGCCAGGCCCAGGGCCGCCGCGACTATCGCCGCAACCTTTCCACTTACGCCGAATGCCTGGCATCCGGCGAATGGCCTGGCTTCGGCCAGGGCATCCACCTTGCCACCCTGCCCGGCTGGGCCTTCAACGACGAATGACAGGAAAAGCCATGTCGCAAACCACATCGCTCGCAGATCTCAAAAAGACCTCCAAGATGGTCGCCTCCCAGGCTGGAATCGGCCAGGTCAAGACCTTTTTCGAATCGCAGAAGGCCACGCTGGCCGCTGTGCTTCCTCGCCACGTCAGCGCCGACCGCATGCTGAAAATCGCGCTGGGCGCACTGCGCACCACCCCGAAGCTCATGGGCTGCACGGTCGAATCGCTTATGGGCGCCGTGGTCCAGGTCTCCCAGCTTGGTCTGGAGCCCAACACTCCCCTGGGGCACGCCTACCTGATCCCCTTCGAAAACCGCCAGAAGGGCATTGTCGAGGTGCAGATTGTCCTGGGCTACAAGGGCCTGATTGATCTCGCGCGCCGCTCTGGCCAGATCGTGAGCATTGCCGCCCACGCCGTGCACGCCAATGACCATTTCGAGTACGCCTACGGGCTGGATGAGAAGCTGGAGCATCGCCCGGCGATGGGCGAGCGCGGCGACATCGTCGCTTTCTATGCAGTCGCCAAATTGGTCGGCGGCGGGCATGCATTCGAGGTCATGAGCTACCAGCAGGTGCTCGATATCCGCGACGCCTCGCAAGGATGGAAGCAGGCCAAGCGCTACGGAAAGGAAGCCTCCAGCCCGTGGGGCGGGCATTTCTCAGAGATGGGCCGCAAGACCGTGTTGCGCCGCCTGTTCAAGTACCTGCCGGTCAGTATCGAACTGGCCAGCGCCGCCGCGCTGGATGAGCTGAACGCCCGTGGCGAATCGCAGGCACTCGACAACGTGCTGGACGGCGACTACATCACTCCCGCGCCTGCAGATGACGACGCGCCGGCAGCCCTGGCCTACGACCCCTCGCCCATCCTCCAGCAGATCACCGAGGCCACCACCATCGACGCGCTCGACCTGGTAGGCGACAGCCTGCGTGACGCGCCGGACGAGCACTACGACGCCCTGCAGCGGGCCTACCAGAACCGCCGCGCCGAGCTGACCCCGGCCGCCTGATCTCCCAGGGCGGCGCCGCAACCGAGGAACCCCCAGGCGTCGCCCACCTAATTTCCCAACGAAAAGCCTAGGAGAACCTATGTACAGCGCACACGAACAAGAATGCCGCCTGCATTTCGATTCGAACACGAAGAAAGACGATCAACCTTCCGCGACCCTCAAGCTCACGTATTCCACCAGCAACGATGTGCTGTCTGAATTCAGCCCTGACCTGAAAGCATCGCTTTACCGCCGACCGCACCGCGGCGAAGGCGATATGGCCGACAACGCAGACCCCCGCCTCGACGACCCCGGCTATCTGCCGTGCCTGAAGTTTCCCAACATGCAGAACAAGGTCGTGCTGTCTGAAAAGGTCGTCGGCGCGACCGTGATCGTGCACCACGGCATCGGCGGCAAGTCCGACCTGACCATGGAGGAGTGCACCGTCAGCAAGTTCCGCCTCGATCCGCAGGAAGGCGGCACCGTGGTGGTGTCGATGGAGGTCGACTGCGTCCCCACCAAGGAGCAGGCCGGTGAGCTGCACATGAAGCAGAACCAGGATGTGGTGGTGTCCATCGTGCCGCCCTCCGCCAACGACGGGCAATTGCAGCTCTAACCCATCAATGGCCGGCCCGGTGGCGACTCCCTCCCCCACTCCCCGCAATGCTGCCGGTGCCGGCCGCCCTTATTCAGAGAACGACATGACCCCCGCCCCTCTCAACCGCCAGCAGCGCCGCCAGCTCGCCCAGCAGCAGGCCCGCCAGCGCGCGATACGCCGCGTCGAGCGGCCCGTCCATATACCGATGCTGGTCAAAGCCCAGTACACGCTGGAGCCGCTGGAGTCCGTCATCGACCAGATCGAACGCACTGGAAACGTAGACACCGACCAGCGCGGAACGCCGATTTTCTTCTGCAACGCCGACGGCGGCTGGTACGAGAGCGCCCCGGCCATCGACGGCATGGCCGACTTCTTCGACATGTGGGCCATTCGCCACGACAAGCCGCTCGATGTAGCCCCGCTGCGCCAGCTGGCGGCGCGACTGGCAGCCGGCATGCCACTGGATGGGCCCCTGATGGCCGGCCTGCAGGCACTGCTGCCCCGTCTTCGCCGCGTGGCATCCACCCTCGACGCCGGCGAGGCCATCGACCTGCTACGCGGAACCCAGATCAACGAAGCACGCAAGAAACTGGAGGCCAACTCATGAAGCAACAGATCATCAGCCTGCTGGAGCGGGCGAAGGAAAACGGCAGGACGATTGGGGATGTGCTGGCCGAGGTGCGGGGCTTTTCCGACGGCTGGCAGCCGATAGCGACGGCGCCGAAGGGTGGAGCCGAGATATGGGGCTTCAACGGCGAACAGGCCCGAATGCTTTGGTCCGAAGGCGAGCATTGGGCCCTTTGGGTATGGGCAGACTCGTCCTTGGCAGATATCGATCCATCCCCCGACCAGCCCACCCACTGGATGCCCCTCCCCGCAGCGCCCGGGGCTGAGGACAGCGCCAGCCGCCCCGCTGCCCCTGCCGCAGCCGAGCGCGCCCCTGTGGACGATCTGCGGTCGGCGCTGGCTGGCCTGCTGGACTACGTTGACCGTACCACCTGCACGCACGAAGAGACGCACCGAGGCGGCGTCATCTGGACTATTTGCGACGACTGCGGAAGGAAATGGGCCGATGATGAGGGTGGTTTCGTTCCTCACCAAGACGCGCCTGCCGTCGCCGCTGCCCGCGCCGCCCTGGCAAGCGCCCCTGTAGCCGGGGAGGCACAGCCGGTGGCGTGGTTCATCGACTGGCCTGATGAGCCAGAGTTGGGGCACTACATTGCTGAATCGCCCGCCGACAGTGGACGGAGCCGCCCGCTGATCTTCGCCGATGCTTCTCCCCAGGAAAGCACACCTGTTCCCGAAGATCCCGTGTATGCGTATCGCCGCAAAGGCCTGGGCGATTTCGTGACCTGCGACCGAGAGCGATTCGACGAACTAAGCACCAAGCCGCGTTTATTCGAGACGCGCATTTTCTATGCCGCGCCCCAGGCCAGCCCTGCCGCAGACGGGCGGGATGCGCTGCCACCGCTCGATGAAAACTTGACACTGATTCTCGGACGGCCAAATTTCGCGTGCGCTCAACTCGCGCAGATGCTCCGGGCCAGCGGCCAAACGATCAAACACCGCACAGAAGATGAACAGGCGGCCGTCATCTATTTCCTGCTGAGCGCATACCTCAAGCATGGGGCTGGATGGGCAGACAAGGCATCCGAAGCTCTTGCCGCCATTGCCGCCCAGCAGGGCGAAGGGGGTGCGTGATGGGCGTCAAAATCGAAGAATCCCTGGCCATGGACGACTCATGCCAGGTCAAGTTCTGGGCGCGCGGGCACATTCCATGGGGCGGCTTCATTGAGGCCTTGGAACGCCACATTGACGAAAGCGGACGCGACATACCTCATTGGGTAGTCGTCCAAGCCCCGGTATGCCAACTGTACCAGCGCTCTGTGCCGTATCGCGGCTCCACCGTCGGCGACACGCAATTTGTCCATCACGACAAGCCTAGCCGGGGAGCGTACCCGGTGACAGTCATGGAGTTCTGGTTTCCGCTACACGCCCATCGGCCTCGCGCCGCCCAGCAGGGCGAAGGGGGTGGGGTATGAGCGACCGCGATTGGTATGTCCCGCCTTACCGGAATGCGTTTCTCTTGGGCTACAGGGCACAGCGCGTCAAATGGGCAGACTTCGCCGGCGTCTGCATGAGCCTTGATGGGAAGCGGTTCTGGACGCGCAACGCCGCTGAACGGCGCGCTGCCGAACTGAACGCCGCCCAGCAGCACAAGGGGGAAGCGTAATGGCAAACCTTACCGAAACCCAGTTCCTCAAGGACGTCGAATCGCACGTCATCGAGGTCATGCGCAATGACGGGGTCTACCGCCATATCCGCTTCCGCAAGCCCGGCACCATGTGCATGCACTTCGACCTGATCACCTGGCCGGGATACCTCTGCTACACGGGCGACATGGGCACATACGTGTTCAGCCGCCTCACGGATATGTTCGAGTTCTTCCGCACTGATCGGGAATACGCCCAGCGGGCCGGACGCAGGCTGCCAGTCAATCTGTCGTACTGGTCGGAGAAATTGCAGGCTGTGGACGGCGGCCGACGCAACGGCGCTGCCAAAGAGTTCAGCGCGGAAAAGATGCAGCGTGTGATTCGAGATACCCGCCTGCGCTGGATCCGGGACGCGCATGCCGATTGCAGCCTCGACAAAGATCAACGGCGCGAGCTGTGGGAAGCGGTGGAGGACGATGTCCTAAGCCAGATCGAAGATAGCGAAGATTGCGCTTATGCCGCCGCCAGGGACTTTGCATGGCGCGCCATGCCTGGCGGCCGCCCCTGGGAGTTTCAGGATTTCTGGGAATACGACTTCACCGACTATACGCACCGATTCCGGTGGTGCTGCTTTGCACTGAGCTGGGGCATCGAAGTCTACGACTTAGCCAGTGCTGCCCCATCCAGCCAGGGCGAAGGAGAGGCAGCATGACCCCCAACACCAGCAACCCCGCGCTGGCAGACGCCGCCCTGACGGCCACCAACCTCTGGGGGCAAGTCTATCTCGGCTGCCGCTGGCTCTATGGAATCCCCCATCAAGCAGCTGACGCGGTAGCCGACGAGGCAGAAGAATCCTTTGAGGGCGACCTCTGTACAGGCCTGGACGATCTGCACTGGACCATCAACGAGATAGCGAGGGCAGACTGATGACCCCCAGCCTCAGAAAGGTCATATTGGAAGACCCGCTCTACGCGGCGATCCAAATGCTGACCGAAGCAGCCGAAGAACTGCGCGCCTGCCACACCCTGACGCCCGGCGACTGGACCGGCGAGCCGGAAGCAAAGGCCCACTACGACCGAATCATGACCGTGGTGAACGGGCTGGAAAAGCTGCGCCAGGACAACGAACACAGCGCCAACGCCGGCGCAACGAAGGAGAGTTGAGATGATGACGTTGGAACCGGCCCAGCTCGAACGCATGCTCGAAGAGGCCGCCCGGCGAGGGGCGAACATGGCCATCGAAGACATGGTCTGCTACCACCTGCAGGATGCCTGCGACCGGCTGGGCATCAGTTACAACACGCTGCAGCGCCGCATCAAAGAGGGCAAAATCCGGCCCGTCGATGGTCGAATCACTGGCGCCGAGCTGCGCCGCTACCTATCCCAATCGCGCGGCGATGCTTGATGCGTGAGGGTTGTAATAGACAGCGGCATATCGTGGGTCTGCCCAGCCAAACATCTTGCATAGGTCGAGCAGATCCAGTTTCCTGGCAAGCATGGTCGCGGCAGTGTGCCGCGTGTCATGCCAGGTAAAGCCCTCAAGGCCAGCGCGTTGCCGGTACTTCCTGAATAGCGCATCAAGGCTGGCAGTTTTCAAGCCAAACACCAGGGCATCGTCCCACCCTTCCATGCGTTTGACGATGCGCTTTGCCCGCGAAGATAGGGGCACGTCGCGCGGCCGCCCTGCCTTTGTCATCGGCAAGTGCACATGCTGGTCATGCACATTCGGCCAGGTCAACCCGCACAGCTCCCCTGCGCGCATCCCCGTGCGCAGCGCCAGCAGCATGCACATGGCCACCGCCTGCCCTGTGGATGCAACCCTGCCATTGCGGCGATGTCCCATTCCGCGCAGCAGTCGGCGGATCTCCCACCATTGAATCACTCGCTCGCGATGCTTGACCGCCTGCGGCTTGCGAATGTCGCGGCACGGGTTTTTATCAACCCAGCCCCATTCGAGCCTTGCCGCCTCGAACACCGACGACAGCAGTGTCAGCTCTCGCAGGACGGCGGCCGGCCCCACGCTGGCCCCACGCGCGTCGCGGAAGGTCGCAATGTGCTGGGCGGTGACCCTGGAAATGGGGAGATCGAGCGGGAGGCGATAGCTTTCAAATGCAGCAAGCCGGATCTGTTCCCAGCGCTCGCCACGCTTCTGCGGCGATACCTCATCAGCATATTTCCGCAGGGCTTGCTGCAGCGTATGCTGCTCGCCCAGCGGCGTGGTTGCCTGATCTCGGATTTCGGCCTCGCGCCGCGCTGCCCATTCGACGGCCTCGCGCCGGGTGGGGAACACCTGGCTATCGCGTATGCCTTGGGTTTTGATCTGGGCTCTGTAGCCCTTCGCAGTCTTCTGGATGCTCGCCAT